GCTCTGGTTCATCATTTCTTCAATCTGCTTGGTGGTTTTCTCGTTCATTTTTGTATCCTCCGTTTGCTTTGTTTCCCTTACGGTACACACATATTAACTCTAAAAGCAGTATATAGCAAGCGGTTTTACCACAATATATTGAACGAAATACACACGCAGAAATTGTGTATATCAGCCATGGATTTTGCGAACTACATCAACACCGAGAACAGCATTCAGCCCGGAGCCGTTATCCCAGCGGACGAGCAAATTTCCTGCGTCATCGACCCCTCGAACCGTACCTCTTGTGCCTTTCGGAGGAGCTTGCAGGTCGTCCATTGATATTAGCTCAACTCGGCAGCCGACTGGGTACTCTCGGCGGTACTGCTCGATTGTTTCTTTACTCGGAAACTTCATTTGCAGCACCTCCATTTCTGAAAGCCGATGAACCCGTGAGGTTTCTCAGCAGTATCTTCCGCTCGGCTTTGTATTCCGAACCAATGAACCCAAGCCGCAGGAGGAAACAGCGGAAAGCGTACTTGTCGTTATCGGTCGCCTTTTCCTTTGCGGTCACTCGTTTTGCGTTTTTGGCAAGTTCGCAAAGCGCCGATATGAAATGCGTGTAAGCCTTGCATTCATCAGCGCCGCATTCTGCGAACCACGGGAATTTCACCGTGCTGTCGGTAACCTCGATTCGGATATCTTCCACCGCTAAAGCCCTGCGGATAAGACCTCCTTTTGCGTCAAGCAGCTTGGTGAGGTTTCCGACCGCTGCGCTTTCAAGCGGAATTTCCACCGTAAGCCCCGCTGGTGCGCCGTGCGCGGCGTTGTCGGCGGCTGCGGATAATTCTTCGCTTGTGAGTTCCTGCGCCGTATTTGCGGCAGTGTCGGAATCCTCGGAAACAAATCCTCGCTCCGAAAGGAACTCAATCAGTTTCTCAATTTCCTCGCTGTCGGCTCTGTCATCGAATTCAAGGTTGCCCTCACGGGTCACCGTGAAATAGTCGATTCGGTAGGCGTAGGTCGGGGTTCTCATGTAAACTGCCTTTTCACCTGTGAACTCGCTTATTGCTTTCACAAGCGGTTTTCTGTCCTGCGCGTTATAGTAGATTATCATTGTTCGTACCTCCTGTTTCCTTGCGGTAGAGCGACCGCTTGCGGCCGTTCGTACACAATTTTACTCGATTACAGGGATAAGTCAACGGGTTTTAACAGAAAGCCGCACATTCTGCGTTATGCACAATGTACGGCTCAACTATTAGTCTATAATGTAAACTCTGACTTCCACGCCGAGTTTGCGGCAGTTGTCAATGACGAATTTTGTTCCTCTGGATTTTCCGTCCCAGAACGCAATCACGATATCAGAATACTCGATTATCGTGATGTTCCGTTTCAGCGGAGCGCTCCTGCCGTATTTCGTGTATTCCGGCAGGAACTCCGTCAGCTTTATTCCGTGCGACAGAGCGTATTCTCTTGCAGAGGTATCCACTCCTTTAGCACCTCCGGACACGATTTCCGTGGTATTTTCGGGGAGATATCTGCTTAAATCACTCACGCTCAGCCCTCTTGAACCAATTACAGCTACTTTCATGTTGCCCTCCTTGTAAACGCATTATGAACGCACTTTGAACCCACTCCATACATTATAGCACATTATGATGTTAAAATAAACACATATCGGATATAAACAGGAGGAGTTTTATGGCTATCAAGAGTTTATCCATCAGAATTGACGATGAAATGCTCGACAAACTGCATTATGTCGCCGATTATGAAGCACGCTCGGCAAACGGTCAGATTATCGTTCTGATTCGTGAGTGTATAGAAAAGTTTGAAGAAAAGCACGGAAAAATCGTGCTCGGTGATGAGCCCGGTTCAGCTAATTCCGACAAGAACTGACCCAAGCAATCCCCGAAAGCACAAAGAAAACACACGGAAGAGCAACACCATTTCCCCACAGCTTGTACTCGGCAGAGTCGCTGTGGGGATTTTTCAGCCATGTGAGAATCTGCTTTTCGGATTTCGGCTTGACTGCGCCGCCCACGATTTTTCGGTGAGTTTCAAACACATCTTTCCAGAACGTCATTTCTTCATCTGTCGGCTCGTCCGTTCCGAGATCTGCACACCACCAGTCGGGAAATCCCTGTAGCCGTGCGCACTCGGTCGGAGTAAGCCTGCGGACTATGTACTCGGGTGAATTCACGGTCGGCGGGTCTTTGTAGTCGCTTGCCACAAGCGTATTTGCAAGGTTTTCCTCGGCTTCGGTATGATAGGAATTCTTGCTTGTGCTGTAAACAAGCGTTTCAGAGCCTCCTCCGTACATTCCACCCGCGGCTCGAAGCGCACCGCATTTATCGTTTTCGCTGTACTTTGTGTAGCTGTCCTGCGAAAATGCGACAGCATGGCGGTCGGTGGCATTCAACGTGAATGATATATCCTCGTTTACACCGCTGCCTTGAGGACCGTTTTTATCGGCTCTGCCTATCATTGAACCCTGGACGGCTACGACTGCCACGCCGCCTTGGTTTGAGTCGGGAGAATTACCTCCCGTATCTATTGTCCTGGAGGTATCAGTTTCATAGCAGTTCTGCCGCGCATTTTTCGTTCCGTCAGATGTGAAACGAACATCAAAACAGCGAGTATCTTCCACGACAAACGGCTGATTATTCCCGCCTGTCCCGTAGGTTGAAGAAACCGTTGGAGCAACGCCGTGCAACTCCGTATAGCGTGTATCCTGCGAGTGATTTTCATAAACAGTTGCATGAACTGTTCCGGCACGGAGGGTAGGCGAAGTTTCTTCCTCGTAGCCTATCCCACGGGCTTTTGCGGAGTGCTCAGTGCAAAATCCTGCTGCGCCTGTCGCTCCAGAGCCGCTTTCAGCAGTGGCGGCAGCTCTTTGCCACGCTTTGAAGCTCTCAGCAGAATACCCCGACAAGCCCTCGGACTCAAATAATACTTTTCCGGCGCATTCGCCGTCAAAATCTGCGACAAGGTAGATGCGTTTTCTTCTCTGGGGGACTCCCCAGTATTGTGCGTCAAGCACTCGCCAGGCGAGGGAGAAATTGTCTGCCACGATGTTTCCTGCGGCTGTCCATTTCTCACATTGAGGAACAGAAACGCTTTCGTCCTTGACCTGACACAGGCTTTTGAGGACTGCTCTGAAATCCTCGCCCTTGTTGGACGAGAACGCTCCGGGGACATTTTCCCAGACTGCAAATCTCGGGTATTTGCCATTTGTGGCGCACCTCATTTCTTTTATAATTCTGACCGCTTCATAAAAAAGACTTGAACGAGAACCGTCTAAGCCGTTTCTTTTACCGGCAATGCTCATATCCTGGCACGGACTGCCGAATGTGATTATATCCACGGGCGGGAGTTCCGCGCCGTTCAGCGAGGACACATCTCCGTAATGCTTGATTTGCGGCAGCCGCTTTGTGGTTACCCGAACGGCGAACGGCTCAATTTCCGATGCCCACAGCGGTTTTATTCCTGCAAGCAGTCCTCCGAGCGGAAAACCACCGCTGCCGTCAAACAAGCTGCCGAGCGTGAATTCATCCTTCATCGGCAACCTCCAGTTCAGCATAAGGTATTGTCTTGCCGTCACGAACCACCGAAACGCCATCAGAAGAACCGACCTGCTCAATATACCGCTTTACAATAACATCGCAGAATTTCTCGTCAAGTTCGATGGTGTGGCATATTCGGTTCGTCTGCTCACAGGCGATAAGCGTACTGCCCGAACCGCCGAACGGGTCGAGCACGATACAGTTGCTCATGCTTGAATTCTTTATCGGATACGCAATAAGCGGAATGGGCTTCATTGTCGGGTGGTCGCCGTTCTTCTTCGGTTTGTCGAACTCCCATATTGTCGTCTGCTTGCGGTCGGAGTACCACCGGTGCTTGCCGTTTTTCTTCCAGCCGAACAGGCACGGCTCATGCTGCCACTGATACGGCGAGCGCCCGAGAACAAGCGACTGCTTCTTCCAGATACAAGTTCCGGACAGGTAAAATCCCGCGTCAGAAAACGCTTTGCGGAAGTTAAGCCCCTCTGTATCTGCGTGGAAAACATAGATGCTTGCATCGTTCGCCATAGCTTTCTCCATGCAGGTGAAAGCGTCAAGCAGAAATTGGTAGAACTTCTCGTTTTCGAGATTGTCGTTCTTGATTTTTCCCGCCGAGCCCTCATAATTCACATTGTAGGGCGGGTCGGTAACCACAAGATTAGCCTGTTTGCCGTCCATAAGGAGCTCGTAGGTTTCCTGCTTTGTGCTGTCACCGCAGACAAGTCTGTGATTACCGAGCAGCCAGAGGTCACCGGATTTTGTTGTGCAAGGTTTTTCCATCTCTGCGTCAACATCAAAATCATCGTCCTTGGCATCTGTATCGCTGTCGAAAAAGTCAGCGAGTTCTTTTTCATCAAAGCCCGTCAGACCGAGGTCGAAATCATCAGCCTGCAATGCTTCGATTTCAACTTTCAGCATCTCCTCGTCCCAGCCCGCGTCAAGAGCCATTCGGTTGTCTGCGATTATGTACGCTTTCTTCTGTGCGGGCGTAAGATAATCCACAAACACACAAGGCACTTCGGAGATATTCTCGGATTTGGCAGCGAGTATTCTGCCATGGCCGGCGATAACATTGAAATCCCTGTCGATGATAACGGGATTGATAAAGCCGAACTCACGAAGCGAGGAACGAAGCTTGTTCAGCTGTTCCGGCGAATGGGTTCGGGCATTGTTGACGTATGGTATCAGCTTGTCAATCGGGACAAGCTGCATTTCACTGGTCGTGTTCATCTGACATTCCTCCTTTTGAGAACCTTATGCAAGCCTTTTCGGGCGTCCATTACATTGCCCTTAATTGCCTGACCTTTAATCGTTCGGTATTGTTGTATCGTTAGGTTAGGTCGGTTATTTTTCAGTTCCTTGAAAAAATCTATGGTGTCCTTTGACATAACGTTATCCTTTCCTTGAACGGAGCAATTTCTCCATTGTGTCATTTAAGTCATCGCCGACAGGCTCGGTACAGTTTTCCTTGACGATGTCGTAAATCTCATACCAGACGAGGTTTGCTGACTTCTGAAACTGCTGCGACATCTGCACGAACGGCGAAGCAATAACTCCACCCGTGGTTGGGTGCTTGCCTAGCAAGCCGTAAGTACTGATTGCCTCCTCGCACTGAATGTATCTTGCGTATGCCTGCGCATAGGCTTCGATGAGCCGCTTATTTACGAGGTTCTCACAGTTCCTTTGTTTAAGCCACAACCAAGTTTCACGGTAAATATCGTCAGCGCCGAGCGGAACTCCGTTCTTTTGCCGAGCCGACAGATAGTCGCTTGGCTTCGGCATATCCGTGCCGTTCAGAACAGCGCCCTCCGGCAGGTCGACGGCTTCAAGTTCCGCTGTGTCGAGCGCAGGTGTGTCGTTGCTTATGATTTTCACCGGAAGTCCTTTCTGCTTTTTCTCTGCGGCA